AAAGTTTATTGGTGAAGGAAAGTATTCTCGTTTATATCAAATTCCCAAGGGAAATTTAAAGATTCCCTCACTCCAATGGTTGAAAGGTGATGTCAAGTTGAATGAAGATATTCACTTAATTTCGTGGCGAAATACCACATTTTTAAAACCATCTGTCCCTTCAGGACAGATTACAGGAGTTTTGGAGGGAATGAAAGAGTTCACTCATAATATACCCACTTCTTATGGGGATTGTGGTTATGCCATTGTTGTTGATGGTACACGCCGTGTTGCTGGCATTCATGAGGCGGGATTGGAAAACCGCTCAACTGGTGGTCAAGCAGCCACCTTTCACCTTTTTCAATGATCCTCCTGGTCGACGCCCCAGCCATAGAGCAGTATTGGCATAAGAGGGCACGGCTAGGAGGTGTTCGCGCTTGGGAAGGAACGGATCTTAAAGATAAAGCTCTCTATCATATACCTCACTTTAAAGGAGGTTCTAATAAAGAGAAGCAATTAGAGGATCCCTACTTCTATGTGTGGTTAGAAAATCGTTACCACCATGAGGGCACGTCCATAGCCCTCAAGCACGACACTTGGTTTTTCGGTTCTCCTAAACCGTCTGCTGCGTATTTTGCTTTTCGTAAGTATTACAAGAATTTATATCCACCACTTTCTGAACCTTGGCTTCGCTGTCAAGAATGGCTTCTAAAGAAGTTTAAAATCATGGGTGATAGCCGCGTGAATTGGAACGTTGATTATGTGAAATCAATGCTTAATAAGGGAAGCTCTCCTGGGTATCCCTATAATCGGATGGATGGCGTTCGTCCACCTTTCGTTGATAAGCGTGCTATGTTGGCTTATGAAGAAGGAAAATATTTTGAAGCCGAATTAAATCGTTACCGTGAAGCAATTAGTAAATCTAATTATATACCTGTTACTTTTCATACCCTTACTAGCAAATATGAATTGCGTAAATTAAAGAAAATTCTTGAGAATAATTTTCGTGGGTATGTGGCTGCAAATTGTGTAAACACTGCAGCAGGTATTGCCCTTTGTGGCGAAATGAACAATAAGCTTTACGAGGGCTGGGATACAACTCCAGCTTTTATTGGTGGATCTATATATCATGGTGTGTGGAATAAGCTTTTCACACGATTAAATCGTCATCCTCATGCATTTGAGTGTGATGAAAGTAATTATGATACAACATTGAGTGCTGAGCTTATTTACTCCCTACGCGATACAATGTGGTTTTTCCTCTCTTCTGAGGATCAGACACAGGAGGTGCGAAATCAGTGGAATAGTCTTTTTGCTGAGATCGTTGAATCTTTAGTTATATGCCCTAATGGTGATCTTGTCCGTAAATGGCAGGGTAATCCGTCTGGGTGTTTTCTTACTATTGTCATAAATACTCTTGTGTTGTACATGTTGTTTTGTTACGCGTGGATTCAGTTATCCCCAGATGACACTGACTTTGATGAGTTTGACAACCACGTGGAGCTAGCTCTCTGCGGGGACGATAATCTGGGAACATACTCGGAGGAGGTAAAAGAATGGTTTAACACGTTCAAGGTTGCCGACGTTTGGGAAACGCTCGGAATCGTGGTTAAGAGAGAAGCTCAGTCTGAGGGCAAGCTTATTGATCGAAATTTTCTCTCCCACAGAACGCGGTTTATTCACGGAATGTATATGCCGTACCCTGACGCGGATAAAGTGATTTCATCACTTTTACGCCATTCTTATGCTAAGCACCACATTCGTTGGTCTTATCTTAAAGCATGTGCTTTGCGCATCAATTCTTATTGGTGTGTTGAGGCTCGTGATATCATTAACGCTTATTTATTGTATCTAGAACGAACATACATGGAAGCTTTGAAAACTCCACGAAACGTTAATGATAATATGGACTTATTCACTTGGGAAGAAGTGCATAGTGTCTATAAAACTGATCCGGAGATTCGTCGTTTGTATACGATTAATGAGGGGTCGGCCTTAAAACATTGTGCCCCTTTGAATTTTGATTTTAATATAAAAGGTCTTTATTATGCCAAAGAAGAGTGGAATTATCTTGCGGCCCAGCAAGACGCCCAAGAAGAAAGGGAAAAAGAAGGTGAAAGCCTTCATTGGTCCTCTTCCTAGACCAAAATTTATTGGGCCGTTACCACGTCCAAAACGTGCGGTTGTTGTCTCTGAACGGCACTTTACTGCACCAAAGGCATATGGATACCAACGAGAATCCCGACCACCGCGTGTTAATGGTGGTAGGGTCTTTGAAATTACCCACAGTGAGTACTTGCAACCTGTTGTGACAGATAATAAGTTTTCAATTACAACTTACAACTTACAGTTTGCTTCAATTGATAATTTTCCATGGGCTGGACCGGTTTGTCAGAACTGGGATCAGTTCCAGATTATTAAATGTACATACCGTTTTGAGCCTCGCTGTGGAACGGATCAGAAAGGTCGTCTAATCGTGGCGACTCAGAAGAACGTCGAAGAAGCATCTTTTACGGCTGACTACGAGATGTTGGCCTATAATGGAGCTAAAGATGGTAGTCTTTGGAAGCGGATGCGACACAATTGTGCCATTCGATTGAATGCACCATTAAAGAAGTATTATACTCTTGTGGATGGTGCTACAGCTGTGGGTGATCCTACAGCATATACTCCCGGGAAAATGTCCTTCTCGTGCTACTCTAATGACACGGTTGGCACGGTGGTGATGGATTTGTTTGTTGATTATACTGTTCGATTGTTTAATACCAAACAGCAACCTGCTATCACTGCAGTTCAGGGACTTCAAGTTGAGTCTAAGAGTGCTACAAATCAACACCCTGAGCTTGGAATGGATGACCCGGACTATCGCTTTAGTTCTTTTACGGAAAGCGTTCTACCGGTGATTCGCGCTGGTGCCTACCTTGGAGAACTCGTGACAGAGTTCAAGCAGGTTGGCGCTTATTTTTGTGGTGTGTATGGAGATGCTCAATACTCTATACCGTCTGGACAGACTAGTAATATCATGCAAATTCTAGCACTGTCGGATGTAACGTGCTATTCCAAAGCCGCTAACACCACATTCACTGGTTCACAGGAAACGTGGACCGTGATGGATAATATATGCTTTGTTGCAGCTGCGGCTGCCACCATGACGTATGTTTACACTTATACATCTCCCCTGAAACCTGCTCACACTGAAATGGGTGTGTGGCCTATTCCCCTGTTATCAGCCACTTTCTTATCGAAATCCTCTAGTAAGAGAGGTTGCTGGATTGTTTCACATAAGGATGAAAAGAAAAAGTGGTTCCAAGACTTCGTGAAGAAGTATCAAGTTAGGGGATATAAAGTCCTTTTCCCTGGACTAAAGTATGAGTTAAGAGGGGAACTTGCTATTGAAAGCAAGGAAGAAAAGGTTGAAGAGTTGCAACCTGGACTTGATCATGAGAGTGATCATGATAATGAGATTAACATTGACGATATGATACGGACTAGTTCTGTTGAACAAAGACGTCAATGGGCTGATGCCTTTTCACGATATGATCAGTCCGAAGCAGATCGTTTGAGGTCTGCACAAGTTGATCCTGATAAACAAAAGAAACTTGATTCTAAGATTCAGGAACAAGAGAAACGTAACAAATCTCCGGCAG